ATTGAGGTGGACTTGCGTCTTCTCCACCATAAACAGATAACCCTTCAATATTTGCATATCTTTGCTTAATAATGCTTTCGTAGTCACCTACAGTAACTGCTCTATTTTGAGCAGCATAGCTTCTTGGTGCAAGATACTTAATGGAAGTAATGCCCTCAGGATCTGCACCTCCAAAAGATGCTCTATTTACAGTAACTGTAGAAGAACCATTGTAAGGTACTCCAGACTGTCTTTCTAATTTACCAGTAAATGCAAATGTCCTACAATCATTACCTTCTAACTTATCTGTGATTAAATACTCAATTCTAATTACATCTAAGTTGTTTAATTTTCTACCAAATACACCATCACCAAAAATTAACTCAAATTGTTCATTTTTGTTCTCTTGAATAAAATAAATTCTATTTTCTGATGATAAATTACTAATATTTTTTACTGCTTTATAGGATTGTGTAGTAGATGCTGTAGAACTCAATCTTTCATCTACAAAAACATTTAGCAATTCAGAATCGGCATCAGCACTTGGTATAATATACTTTTGTTTAGTTGAAGTGTCAACTGTGTATTCTATATTAAGTGTAGTCCCTTGGTAAACTTCTATCTCACTAAAAGTAACTCTAGAACGCCCTGAGTCATCGATATATGACTCTCTAGTAATGTCCTCAAGTACGCTGAATACATATGATCCTTCGGCAGAATTGCCAATGAATGCAGCGCCTTTTTTAAGGGTCAGTGAAGAAATGCTAGTATCGTTAATTTGTTGAATTGTACCATTTTGACTAATTGTAGTAGTTAATGGTACGTCTAATGTAACAACTGCTTTTGCTGCTTTTGCCGATCTTGGAGTATATCCAACTATACTTGCAAGTGATACTACGTTCTCTCTGATTGAAGCTGAATCAAAGAAAACCTCATTAGCAACTAAATTAGCATTTAACGCCGAATAGTAAGTGTTATATGCTAATAAGTCAATTAATTGAGAAAGAACAGATCCTTCAAAGTTATAGTCAGTAAAAGTAGGAGAAGACCTAAGGTACTCCTTTAAACTGAGTCTAACCTCTTCAAAATCTAAATTGGTAACTTGATTAAATGCCATTATACCCTTTCTAAGACGAGATTAAGCGATTGTGGATTTAAAGGTATCCCTACAATAGTATAGTTAATGTTAAACTCCAATGCATTAGCATCTACATCATCCAACACATCTATATCCGTCACTCTAATTCTAGGTTCATACGCACTTAACGCATCTTCAATATTAGAAGTGATTGTGTCAATTTCAGATAACCCAAAGTTTTCAAATAATGAATTACTGACACTAGATCCAAAAAATGGGCGAAATGGTTTTTCGCCCCTAATTGTCAATACAATGTTTTTTACCGACTGTTTGATGGCATCTTCATTTTTGATGATAGGAACATCACCAGAAATTGGATGTGCATTAAAATTCGGATTTATATCAACAAATTTTTTAGAAATAGTTGCCATTTTAGTGCCTATTATACTTTATATATCAGGTCAACCACTCGGCATAGTCGTCAAACCCACCTTTTCCTCCACATGGACGACTCAAACGGTCGTTAGGGGGCAAATTTTTGGGTTTTTGTGAAATTTTTAAATAATAATCAGCAACTGGATTAGTAATTAGGCATTTTGTGCCAAATTCTGCTTCCATTTGAACAGGATCATAATCTGGGTTTGGATTATTTGCCATTTTTTCCTCCAAAGTCTGTTACCAGAACTTTTTTAGAGGTTGCTATCTCCAATTTTATTTATTGCCAATGGTTATTGGGTTGTTCCCACCAAAAATGCAAATCTTCTTTTGTATCATCATAATAGAGTGAAACCATATCACTCTTAAATTTGCTGTGTATGTTCTCACACAATGAAACTGTATAATGGTTGTCTTCTACGAATTTTTTCATACATTCGGTTATCCAAGTGTAATTACCACCACGGATAACTCCAGCTTCTATTAAAACGAAATTTTCCCAATCTAATGTCCATTGTGCAAAGTTAATCTCAAAATCAACTTGATACTCACGGGGAGATTCGTCTGGAAATGGCACATTTACCGCCTCTATATGAAAAATCTCGCCATCCATGGTTAGTGAATGCGCGAGATGTTGAGTAACGATACTAGAATAATCAGGAGAAACGCATAAAAAGCAGGTTTTTGATGGGTGAATTTCCCATTTTGCCATTTTTATGCGGTATACCATCTCCTGAATGAGTGCCATCTCCTTATCTTGGGATATAAAAAGGAGAGGTTTAGTCATTTTTCCGTGTTATAGGTTGGTTTGTGGAAGTTGCAATACTCATTAAAGGTGATTTTCATCTCCTTGTTGCTCAAATTGCAGTGTTTTGCTGCTTTTGGAAGGTTCCACTTCGCAGAAAACAGCATTTCCATCGATTCTCGCGTCTCAGGTCTCACTTACCTTGACCTCGGTACATTTTTTTTGCCTTATTTCGCGAAGTCGCAGCATATTTTGTGTTTTTTGAGCAACCTTGACGAGTCATTTTGGGCTTGCCGGGTTCAAATTGGATGCCAGAGATGCCGATTTTGGAGCGAGGTGCCATAATTTGCGTGTTTTTTGGTGAACAACAGTAGTATAACAGGCATTTGCCCGCCTGTCAAGGGAATTTTAGAGTCCTTTGGTGCCTGCAAAGACATTTGGAGACCCAGCAGCAATTTTATCACCGCATGAAATGAAATCTCCTATCCTTCCAGGTGGTCTGAAATTAAAATACACATTCAATGGTCCTTGGGAAATTGCTCTGACCAAATGGGGAGGAGGGCATTTATCACAAGGACACGCATGAGACGCAAATAAATCGCCCATACGCCCTGCAGGCAATGTATTTACGAATACATTTGCTGCTCCCTGCGTTAATGCTGTAGGTGGATAGCAGATATGCCCAGTGCTCACAGCACCGATAAATGTACAACCTTGTCTAATTGCCATAGTTAGAACGATATTTTTGGATCTGTTGGATCTCTTCCTGCTTGTTTCTTCACATTTTTAACAAATCGTGCTGATGAAATGTCTTTATCATCATATACAATCTGTTTGATTGGAAATGTTCCTGCTCCAATACCACAACTACTTGTGATGACTACCGTATACTCTACAATAATAAAGTAATTTGGATCTGGTGTATACCCTTGCATATGTTGATATCCAGGAGGTATCTCTTCAATTACTCCTACAGTAGGTGTACCAGCAGTAGGAACACCACCAATAGGATTAATCAATGGTGATCGAATTGTAGCTGTGCCTTGATTTAAGGTTCCATATGTTGCAACCTTTCCACTAGGACTGGTCACTGGTAATGGTGCATGAATAACACCACCAGGAAGATCATTACGATATTTATATTCCTTGTTTGGAAATAGGTAATCGGTATATGTACCGGTAGCAGTTAAGGTTGCTGTTATTGGTCCACTTAATGGTCCAGTAGTAATGACCCCAGCACCAGCTACTGTAGAAGCTCCTGGTGGTGATAATGTTAAAGTAATACCAGGATCACCATTATATATTGCTGGATTGATAATTGGTGTAAAATTAGTTACAGTGATACTCCATACCTCAGGTGTTGGTGGAGTCGTAGGACATATTACTCCAGTCCAGGAATTAATTGTCCATGCAACAGGTTTCCCTACAATACTCGTAAATGGTTGAATTGGTGTGTATACAGTTGGAATTGGCATTAGATCTGCTGTGCCTCTACTAGTTCGGTGAATCTTTCAAGTCCTATTGTAGCATCATTTAATACGTACATCGTAGTACTCCATTCTCCTTCGCCATATGATGTACGATTTACAATGTTACTTGGTACATATCTATAACGTAATCCACCATTATCCGTAAAGAATAATCCCGAAAGATCTTCCTGTAATGTTGGTCCTACATCGGCAGGTTCCCCAGGATCTCCAGGTACAGGTGGTTCTGCATTCGGATCTCCAGGTGTTGGTGGTGTACCCTCAAATACTACCCCACTCGTTAATGCAATCCATAACTCCCCACCAAATGATACATAATCACCTGCAGTAATAGTAGCACCTAATGCCCAGGTCACAATCGTAATTGGTGGTATACTACTCGTTACATTAAAGTTGAATTTTACTGTCGTCTGTGTCGTAGTGTCCTGAAAATACTTATACACAATGCCATTACTCGGTATCTCTTGTGATAAATCTCTCACAATACCAACTCCATTCTTATTTTGTTGGTCTACCTGATATAATGCATACCTCTCATTTGGATCAAATGGTAACGTCTTTACATCTAAACTCGTAGCCGTATTATCATTAAACTCAGTTAATGTAATCGTACTGTCATCATCCGCATCAATTAAATCCTCAATATTATTCTCGGCATCATATGGTCGGGTAGTCTCAGTTGGAAACTCAACAGCAAGATGCCCAGGTACAGGCGTAAATGGTACGTCATTACCATTCTCATCCTTCTTGATAAAATAATACTGCCAAGTCTCATTTGGGAAGAGTTTTTTTGAATACTCCCCTCGGATCCTTATCGTAATAGTCTCCGGATATGTCGCAGTCATACTAATACTTCCAATCGTACTTGATGTTGCTACAATCTCATCTAATTCATTACCAGCTGCATCGTTCTTTACTAACTTTACAGTGAGATCATCGTCCAAATACGGTTGCTCGTCCCTGATCTGAGGAGTTATACCTAAAAACTCTAATGTAAATGTCTCAGATCGTACTACGGGTCCTGGAATATACTCCTCAGGTGTTCCTGCTGGAATCAGTGGACTCTCTACTGGACATGCATATGCCCCTCCAAATTGTGTCGCATACGGTCTCTGATTATCCCACGTCACAAACCCAAATTGATCATAGCCAATCGCAGCTAACTTCAAATCCATTACACGCTTTTGGTCTAAGCTGGGTTCTTCATAAAATACTGGGGGGTCACCCTCATTCTCCCCTGGTTTGAAGCAACACCCAGTGTAACCGTTGTTTAAACTTGTCTTAATGTCCTGACCAATATACACCAATCGGTCGATCTTATTTGAATAGTTCTTTACATCGAATTTTGCATTACTTGACTCGACACTAGTGCATTTTCGTATCTTGAATTCATTTGGCAGTTTCTCCTGCTGCCTAAATGTTGTCGCAGGTTTTCCTCGCAATATTGGATTCTCAAATATATCCCCAGTGGTATAAGTTACAACCGGTGTCTCACTCACAGGATATATACCCGTCTCTACGTTGCCTTTGTCAACGTCATAATATACTTTCACGTCAATATCACTAGCAGGACTTGAAAAGTTCTCAATGTATTGTCTATATTGTGGCATTTTTATTTGGGAAAAATTTTTTGAAATA